CCACTGTATAATAAAGCCGTTCGCCCATTTTGCGTACCCATTTGGTGTAAAACTCTGCGCCACAATGCCGCCACATGTAGTGGCATTGGCCGCGATGGTATTGCGGACGGCTTCGGCGCTGGTGTCGTCTAAGATTGTACGGGCAAAGGCGGACAGTGTCGTCAGGGCGGCCGACGAGGCGCCTGTAAAGTACGGCAGTTTGTCAGCCGCTGGGGTGACGCCGGCCATAGCGAGCAGGGAGTTGACCAGGGTAATCGGAATCGTGATATTACCGGACCCGTCGAAACTTTTTGCCGTGCCGGTCAAGCCCGTGCCCGACACGTTGATGCTGCGGGGCGTGGCTAATTTATTTGCGCTGCCTACATTTACTGCCCCTAAATTGCTTTTCCCCGTACCGCCATTGGCTACCGGAAGGATGCCGTTTACTCCGATACCGGTCGCGTCTGCTGTCCCGTCAAATACGGCACTATATGGACTTGCCAGGTTGACTTTTAAATTTCTTCCCGTCTTGAGTCCCGTGCTTTTCCCGCTGATACCGTTTGCATGGGCGTAAGCGTTTCTATTGTGGGCGTCCAGATCCATACTTACTGCGTCGGACATCTCTTTTAAGCGTTCGTCGTTTGAAAAAAGCTGGCTGGCCATGTCATTTTCCAATTTTGCGTGTACCGGATCATTCGTAATACGCTGCGGGAATCCGTCCGTATTATATGCCAGCGAATTGTCAATCCCTTCTGTCGGTCTCGTCTGGTTATTGATTGTTTCCGGGAAATCGGTTTTCCATTTATCTAAGTAATCAGCCATTGTTTCCACTCCATTCTTCTGTGCTTGTTCCGTATGTATATTTACCGTCAAAATTTATTTTGCCATTCCAGGACCAGCCAAGATACACATAGCAACCTAAGTGAGCCGGTTTATAGACTTCTATTTTTCGCCGCATTTCATTTAGTGCTTCGGCATCGGCTTCGGTCGTTAATATGATGAAATAATACTTGTCATTGTGCTCTTCTACGGAGCCGGTTCCGTACGATTGTACAATATTCCGCACGTTTTCCAGTGTCGTCGTACTCGGCCCGCGCAGTGAAATCAGTATCCGGTTGCGCCGCTTCTCGTCGCTGTCCGCTTTGTCATTAGGCAGTGCAAGGAATCGTTCCCAGTTTTCCAGTCCCCACGTCGCCGTAGATACAAAGAACTGCTCAAACAAGTCAATGAGCGTTTTCCGCGCATCATCATGAGCCGATGATTCTGCTTTTAATTTAGCCGCAAATTCCGGGTCTTTCGTCAGAAACGCGGGTAGATATTTACATAAGTCGACTATGTCATCTCTGATAAAATCATGCATCGGCCGTCACCGTCAAATCTTTCAGCCTCGGAAGCTGTTCCGTGGTCAGTGTGATATTCGCATTGCTTCCGTCCAGGAGCAATTTATTATAGTCGGAAATCGTTCCGCTATCTAACATGGCTTTCCCGATTTTTGCCAGGGAAACTTTCCCGTCGGTAAATGCTTCGTTTTGCATGTAATTGGCAATCGCGCTCTTTAGCTTGTCTGCATACATACTTTCCCAGCCTTTGACTACTACGACGTTCGCGGATACGGAAAATTCTTTGATGCTCGGCGTCACTACGGTTACAGTCGCGCCGATGGGCCGTACAGTCTCGATGTAGTCCGCTGTTTTTTTAATCAAAGCCTCCGAGGCCTGGTTATTGTCGCTGTCGGCAATGATGACTTTTACTGTCCCATTGCCGTTCCACAGCGGCGCAACCTTGGCCGTCCCTACGCCGCCGACGGACAACGCCCATTCCCGGTAATGGTTCGCATTGCCCGATGTGATGGGGTTCCGGACATGCAGATACAACCGGTTCAGCAGTGATTCGTCTGATTCTGCATTATAGCCGTCGTACGTCGCGGCGCTATTGATGACGGACGATATACCGGCGATAGTGACGGGAATCTTCGTGATTGTCTTGGCCGCGACGTTGCCCGATGTGCCGGCATCTACGGCACGGACAGGTACGTCGCCACTTTTTTCGATTGTCACTGATTTGACCGCTTCAAAAGTGATCCCACTTTCTGTGGCAAACAGGGAGCCTACAGGGACGACGCCGTTGCCGGTTACGGTGACAGTCCCCTGGGCCTGTACAGCGTCTTTCCGGTCAATACCATGTTCGGCGGCTCGCATGGTCAGGTATTCGCCCCATGATGTTTCTGCAAAGGCCGCTTCCATCATCAAATTCATTTCGATGTAGGCTTTTTCAAATTCTACGGCATTGGCTGCCAGGTTGTCGCCGACAAAGGTGCCGGACACGTCGGACAGCGAGCCGCCGTATAGGTTTTCATATGCGTTCTTTAGCTCTTGTAGTACCCTATCCTGGGTCTTGATTTCAAAGGCCACGGCTTACACCTCCGTTTCTATTTCGGCTTTTCCGTATATCGTCGTGACGGACAATTTCATGATGATCTTTTTCTTTGTCCGAGTTACGCCGGCGGCTGTCACCCGCTTGATGTATGGATTTACCAGTAGTCCTTCTTTGATGTACTGGAAAAGCAGTGTTTGGGATATGCCGTCATTTGGCGTTTTCCCTACGAAGCGCTCCAGCTCCATGCCGTAGTCATCAAAATAGGCCCGGTAACGGTATCGCTCTACTAATAGTGCCTTACGGATCCACACTTTCATGGCCTCGTTTTGGGTCAGTACTTTATGCGTCCCGTCGCGGTTATAAATAAATTTATTATGCTCGAAGTCCCAGGCCAGCTCTTTAAACTCTGGCAAATCGTCCCGATCTGTCAGGGCTGACGACGGCGTCAATGCCGAAGTCGTTCCGGCTGTCATAAAAGGATTGGTCGGCATGGTCTCACCTCTAATCTAAATAGCGTAATTTACCGAAAACAATGAATTTTTGTCCGCCCCGCATGTCCTCTTTCGTGTACAGCGGGATGAGGGCTACCCGGTCGCCCGGCTTCCAGGTGTCGGTCAATGTTTCGTCATTGTTTACCGGGTGGTTGTGGCTCTCATAGGCCGCATCCCCAGACCCGCCGCCAGCGTAATCGGTAGATCCGACGACGTGCCGTGTGTGCCCGGGTATCCAATATTCGTCTACTAGTAGTTGCTCTTTCGTCAGCGTCATGCCGTTATAGCTGATTTTGATATCTGGCGGCCCGCTGATGACCAGCCCGACGCTCACCCCGTTCTGTATCCCATTGCGCTGTGATACGGCCGCCATAAGTCCTAAGAGGCCCTTGTACGGGTCGTTTGTGTTCTTCATGGTGGTCATCCTTTCGACGTCTTGATAATATAGGCAGGGTATTCGCTACGGCCCATGGATGTACTGCCTTGCTGGTGGTGCCATTCAGTTGCGGTTGAACTGTTATGCCAGACGCCGCCTTCTCCGTCGTAGGCGCCGACGTGGGCCCAATCGGAGTCATCTGCCTCCCGGTAGACGATGGTGTCGCCCTTTTCCAATTGGCTTTCATCGTATGCAATGACGCTTAGGCCGGCACTCTGTGCGTCCTGGTAGAGCGTCCCGACGCCCATGGTCCCTTTGTCGTATTCTCCTTTGAGAAAAGGCGACCAGTATGACCCGGCTTGAGTCAATCGGTATACACAGCCGTTTGGCACATAATCGCCTTGGGCATTGTACAGGGCTTGGCATCCGGTATCGACGTTCTGGCCGACACTCGACATGTCGATATTGGTATCGGCGGCGGTCCCGGATGTCTTGTGGCTGCCACTCGATTTGAATACCGGTGTCGCCAGGTTTTCGACTTTGATCGTCGGCGTTTCCGGATTGGCCGGCATATATTCCAACGTCAAGTTCATGGTATGCATATTGTTTTCAAATTTGTGCGTGTCGGCTTTGATGTAAAACTTTCCTTTTAGTTGCTGTTCCTGGACAGTCACACAAAAACCGCTGATACAGTTGATATTGCCCAGGCCGGACAGGCTCGATTCTTCCTTTATCCGCTTCAACTGCGCCTTGGCGGCGGCGACGTTGTCGGTCTGCTGGTCCTTGGGGTTCTGCATCTTATAGACGGCCTGGAGTGTCCCGTAATGGGTCATGTCGTCCTCGATGCTGTAGACCTGGCAGATATTCCCGACGTCGTCCACGGATTTGACCCGGTTAATCATATCTTCGATGCTCTGGCTGTGCTCGGTGTGCTCAATCTGTACGTCGTCTGACAAAATGTCATTCGTCGCCAGCGTCCCTTTCTGCACGACTTCCACCTTATCCAGTTTGCAGTATACGGCAAATTCTCCACCGCCGCCGGTCGTTTCTTCGTTTGTCTGACTGGTGGTGGTATCGCCGTCGCCCGTGTCTTGCGGGATGGTCTGGGAATTGCTTCGGACGAGTTCTTTATACCGTTCGGCCGCTGGTCCGGCGCCATTGTAGGCCCGTACGCCTTCCCATATATCGCCGTTTTGTTCGTCGATTTTGCGCTTGAGGATATACATGCCGGCCTGGGCGTTCTGCTTGTAGCTGGTCCGCCATTTCGGATACAGCGAGTCGACGCCATAGTCGGCGGCGGTTCCTTCCGTTATCTGCATCAGACCGCCGTTCTGTCGGTCCATGTAGATATTGTTGATGTCGTCGCCGCCCGTTTCCCGTGCCGCCATGCCCAGGGCGATATGCGGGTCGATACCGTTTTGACGCGCTGCGTCGATGATGGCTACGCAAAACTTGTTGCCTTCATAGGCTCCGTGTGTCCCGGTGCCGGTCGTCGTTTTCGACAGCGTCTTTTTCCGCGACTCGCCTTTGAGCATCTGGAAGACTTCTGTACAGCTCTTGCCGTCGGCGATAAAAGATACTTTGGCATCCATCTTCGGGATGTCGTCGGCGACAGGGATGCCGATTTCGGCGCATGTCTGTTTGATGACGTCTGTGATGGCGACGTCGCTGAATTTTAGATAGACCTGCGACTTGGCTAAAAAGATCATGTCGTCGTAAGCGACATAATCAAAGGTATAGTCGTTCGTGTTGCGTTTGACGTAGAAGATCCGGCCGCTGAAAATCTGCTGGCCGTCATAGTAGACATAAATGAAGCCGCCCAGCTTGAGTAGTACCGCCTGGAATGTGCTGTCGTTGGCGGCCGTATTGTAGGCAATTTTAAAAGTAATCTTGCGGGCGGCGCTGTCCAGGTCCCCGCTCCATTCGACACTAGGTATGTAGTTCGTAATGTCCAGCATAGAGACGGGGTCTGCTACGCTCTTGCCGTTCTTTTTGTCCTCTTCGGCGGCGGTCTTTTCCGCTTCCGTCTGTGGCGGGTCGGAATAAAATACTTGCAGTCCCACGTTATCACCTCCGCTGCATTACCATTTTGTCAGCCACTTGCCATCCTTATAGCGGACGCCGGCTTTGAGGACGTGCATGACCGTCCCGCCTTTGATGGGGCCGCCTTTTAACAGGGCCTTGGCCATCTTTACGCGCCGTATGCTCTGCCTGGCAACCCCGACAGTCCGCCGGACGGCTTTGGCTGCCATATCAATCCGGTCCATCTGTTTCGGCATGGCCGTCACTTGCTTTTCAAACTGCTCTACTGACGTCCTCGGGTACAGGCCGCTGGCATAGGTCTTACTACTGAATTTGCTGTAATCGCTGGTAATGATGCCAGTTCCGTTTGCCGTGTCCGCCTGTAGCTGTGTAGCCGGCGGAAAATCCCGATACTCTTTCAAGGCCAGGGAAAAGTACACGTCGCCGGTGCCGTCCTTTTCCCCGTACGTAAAATCTTCGATACTGCATTTCATGCTGACGTCCGTCCCGGATACAGTCAGGCTGCACGGCTCCGCTTCGTCCTGGAATCCTTTAATCGTCGACACATAGCCATATGGGTCTTGCGACGGGTACGATACTTCCCAGCCATATGCCTCGGCCGGGAAAAAGGAAGAAATCTCCAGGGTCCGCAAGCCGGCTTTCCCGAGCATGTTCATTTCGCCCAGGGCGTTGATAGTCAGCGTCGAGTTGTTGCGCGGGTTCTTTATCGCATAGCTCGACGGGTTGACCGGGAATGTGACGCTGTCGAAGCCGCAAGACAGGGTAAACAGAATCTCTTCTCCGCCGAATCCATCGCCGCCGAAAACCGTGGCCAGCGAATCTAAATAACTCAAGAAATCGGCCATTATATCGCCCCCACGTTCTGGTTGATGGCTCGTGTTTCGAGCTCGAAAAGGATTTGTTCGGCCAGCATCCGGGCCTGCTGTCGGATGTCCTGATTGCTACCCATGTTGGCCGTACCAATATTGATTGTGATTTTAGCGCCGCCTGTGCCGCTTCCTGCGCGGCCCATGTTGTACGCCTGGTTGATGCTCTGATCGTGCGGGATGACACGCGTACCGCTGGGCAGGTCGACGATTTCGCCGCCGTACCGGTCATTGATGACGGCAGGGCCGCCGGTCCAGTTTGTATCCCCGGTATAGAGATGTGGGATATTAAAACCGCCTATGTGCTTACCCCCGACGCCAGGCACCCAGTCGGGAACGTCTATGTTGATACTGTTGATGCCGTCGATAATGGAATTAAATTCCGCCCGGATGCCGTCAAATACGGCCATGACGATGCCTTTCAGGCCGCCAAAGATATTGCCGAAGATGTCTACGATGCCCTGCCATGCCAGGCTCCAGTCTCCTGTAAAGACGCCGGTGATAAACTCGATGAGCCCCGTAAATACCCCGATAGCCGTGTTGACAGCGACCTCGACGATTTCCAGGGCCGTCGTCAGTGCGCCCGTCAGCACGCTGGCCAGGGCTACAATGGCTGCATAGGCTACGCCACCCAGGACGCCGACGATTAAATCGGACAAGGCGTTTAAAACGCCGAACAGTGTCCCGCCGCCTCGGTTAAACGCGGCGGTCATCGTGTTCCAGGCCGTTTGCAGGCGCTGGATGGTCGGCATAATGGCGTTGACGACGCCCATAAAAACCCCTTTGATAGTTTCCCAGAGTTTCGCGAAAAACGGCCCGATTCTGTTCCAGTTGCGATAGATCAGATAAGCCGCCCCGGCAATGGCCAGGACCACCAGGCCAAGCGGCCCCATCAAGGCCACGCCGGCGACACGTAACAGCCGGAAGGCTTTCAGCGTCCCCGTAACGGCGGCTTGCAGTGCCTTATTTCGGATGGTGTTGCCGTGTAGGACAGCTCCAATGTCTCCGTACGTTTTGACTATCGTACCGGATATGGTCAGCACTTTCGACGTAGCAAGCGCCAGCCCCGTAAATCCTACAATGGCCTCGCCGATGCCGATAAGGATGCTTTTCGCCGCTGGCGACATGTTGGTAAATGCGTCAGCTACGGTTTTGAGCGCCGCCGCGGCACTCCGTATACTTGGGGCCAGGGCCGACCCGAAAGAGATGCCCAAAGCTTCTATAGAACTCATCAGAGCATCAACAGAACCCTTTAATGTCTTCTGCATTTTTAGATAAGCTTCTTCAGAACTACCATTGCTGTTAGATATTGAATCCACCATATCCTTATATGCACTTGTGTCCGTATTAATTAAATCTACCAGCCCAGTTGATGCTTCTTTCCCTGCAATCATTTGAGCGTACACAGATTTTTGAGTAGGCGTTAGATCTTTCATTGCGCTATTTAATTTTTCTACTGATTTTTGTATCCCTATGAAGCTTCCATTACTATCAGAAAAATCAGCTGCTGACAATCCTAGTTGTGTAAGTGCATCCGCCGCTTCTTTAGGCGGATTTACTAAATTCAACATGGTTGACCTTAGTGCCGTCCCGATGGTTGAGGCTTCTAATCCTTTATTAGATAAAATAGCCATAGCCGCACTTAAATCTTCAATAGAAACGCCCATTGACGCAGCTGTCCCGCCAGCATACTGTAAAGCAAGGCCAAAGTCTTGCATTCCTAACTTTGATTTGTTATTGGCGGTTTGAATAATATCAGCTACTTTTTGTGTGCTTGCCTCAATATCTCCGTTCATCATATTCCATGTCGACAAAGCTGACGTGACGACGTCGGATGTCGTTGCCATGTCTTCGCCCGATGCGATAGCCGCTTCGATGATGCCCGGCATGGCCCCGATGGTCTGTTCCGCATCAAAGCCGCCTGCTGCCAGGCGGTCCATGCCTTCGGCGACCTCGCGGGCCGTCATCGGGAATTTGGCCCCCATCTGGGCCGCGGCGTCTTTCATTTTCTGCATCTCTTCGGCCGTGGCCCCGGCTTTAACGCCAGCCCCGGTGATGACAGAATCGAAATCCATGAAGGTCTTGACGCCAATCGCCCCGGCCCCGGCGATGCCGGCGGCTAATGGCATCATACTGCTGGCCAGGTTGCCGACGCCCTTGCCGATGCTGTTCAGGTGCCGGCCCATGCCCTGGTTGGCTTTAGACGTCTGTTCCATTTCATCGCGTATTTTTCGTAGCCCATCGGTCACGTTATCGGTCAGTCTCATGACGACGTCAATGATTTCCGCCATGGTTAGCGCCCTCCCTTCGTCTTGTCTTCAATTTCTTTCTTCATCCGTTTTTCTTCTTCTATCTCTTTGAGCATAAAGGCCCGCAAAACGATGCGCTCCCCTGGTCCTGCTGCATAGTAGTCTGACGGACGCAGGTTATGCCTGACGTAATGCCAGAACATTTCCTGCACCTCTCCGTCAGAACTGATTAGTTTTTTACAGTGTCAACCTGCTCTTCCGTCTTTTTGCTGTCAAATCCACACAGCTCGCTGATGATATTGGCAATGTCCTGGATTTCGCCGGCGTTGAAAAGCGTGTCGAACAGGTCTTTTCTCGTAGCTGCGCCGTAGTGTTTCAGTACGTCGCGGTTGTCAAAATCTTTGTTGGCAATGCCGTCACAGAGCAGGCCCATGGTCAACTTGTACTGGTCGACCGACGTTTTCCCGCCTTCAATTTTCATGCTATCGTCCTGGATTTCGCGTACCCGCTTATTGGGAATCTGTCGAAGATCTAAAACAAAGGGCTCGCCCAGGATAGCCGACAGCCGCTTCACTTCATACGACTTATGTTCTTTCTTTGTGATTTTCCCGGCATCTGCTGCCAGTAATGCATCTGCTAAATTCATTGTTTCTCTCCTTATTCACTCGCCGAATCGAGAATATCAAAGTCAGTAAAGGTAAAATCGTAGCTGTCTTCGGTCAACTTCTGTGCTTCCCAGTCCATCAACGTTAGCTTGTCGAACGTCGCGTCATAGATGACGACCCGTTCGTCGCCGATAGCATCCGGGTCGGACAATTTCCCGATAAGCGTGCATACGGTCTGATGCCCTTCTTTGATGTTGTCGCTCATTTTGTCGATAAAGAACGACGATACGTGATTCATTTTGAGCGAGCCTTTACCTTCCCAGCCTGTGACCTTATACTGCTTACTGCGCTTCTTGACCTGTTTGACTTCCTGCTTATTGAGATTAACTTCGGCCTTGAACTGCTCTACCTGGGCCATTTTGGTGCCGTCAATCCACAGTTCGCCTTCGGTGCCGGACATAACCTGTTGTGCTTTCATCGAATCCATTGCGCGTCACCTCCTAGATATTGATGGGGAAATCGAAATCTTCCATAGCGTCGAGGATCTTAATATTGGCCGTCAAGAACACTTTCTTTTTCGTGTCCAGCTTCTTGATGGTCAGATCATCCATATCGGCCAGCTGTTCTTTGGTGTATAAGCCGTGCTGGAGCTGGTAGTTTTTGACCGCTTCCACGTCGATGTCTACGTTCGAGTAGCCTTTTTCCAGCAGCCGGCCGTCTTCCAATTCCTTGAAATAGCCGTAGATGGCCGTAATCAGAATCTGCTTATTGTCGTAATCGTTTGTATATTTGCCAATGTACGAGTCTTCCGTTGTCTTGCGCAGGTCGTCATAGATGGCGTCCATAATGTCTACGCTCTTGATTGTCTGATAGGCTTCCTGTTTTCCCTGGGTCGTCGTAACAAGGCTGTTCATGGCGCGGGACATCTTGAACTTTTCGCCGTCATACCATACGAAGAGCTCGCCTTTATTGACTTTTTCGTCGTTTTCATCGAGCGTGTATTTGTCGCAGTCGATGACTTCCGACAGCGGCGCATAGGTCGCCGAAATAGTCAGCGGCGTGCCGGCAATCAGCCCGGCAATACGCGGGATGTACTGAGCGCCGGTATAGGTCTTGCTGGCCGTGACGATAGTCGTGTTGGAAAAATTAATGATGCCTTCATAGTCGCCGGCATAGCCTGGCAGGATGACTTTCGAGCGCTTGTGCTTGTTGTCGCGGTTGGTCTTCATCCAGGTAGCGACGCTTTCGCACTGGGCCGTCGTAATGGTCGGAATAGCCAGGTAGTCCCAGCGGTCCGTAGCCAATCCTTTCAGGGCGTTGGCAAACTTGTCCTCTTTAGAGTCGGCCGTTTCATCCTGGGCCATGAGATAGACTTTGACCCGGTACGGTGCTTTGACATAGCCGATGAGTGTCTTTGTGATGTAGTCTTTATTTTCTTCGGTCAATTCGCTTGGGATATCGTCTGTCGTATAGACGGTAAATGGGTTCTTGATGGCCTTGACCGTCGTTGTCGTTTCCCCGCTCGTGACTTCGTGGTCCTTCAGCAGGTTGGTGATCGTTGCTTGCGGTTCTTCCAGCAGCAGGGCTACAATGCCGCGCTGGCTTCTGTTAATCGCTTCGATGCCCGCTTCGATGAACGAGATGTTAATCGAGGGCATACCTAATTTTGCCATTGCTTATCCTCCTGTTTCTTCTTTAGTGATGGTGTCCGGAAACTTATTTTCTTTGCTGTCGATGACGTTCATGTTGACCTCTTCCATCATGTCACCGCTACCCTGGCTGATGTTGGTCCGTTCGATGTACGGGATGACGATAGTCATAGCCAGGATGTCGTCTTCTTCGCCGACGCGGTCGTCTTCGATGGACTCGATTTTCAGGAAGCGGTCACTGGTCTGTATGCCGACAGGGAAAAGCATCTGTACCCGGTCCACTACGTCCATGTAGGTGATTTCGTTCTTTTCTGCGTCTTTGGGGTAATACACCAGGCGTACGGTCAATTCTTTCTGCATCCAGCTCATCGTCTTCGGCGTCATGACCGATGTGGCGGCAATAAAAAAGCAAGGCTTGCGGAAGTCTTCGCGGACTTCGTCGGCATAAACCTTGCATTTAAATTCAGCCGTCAGCATGGCGATGACATGTTTCAGTACGTCGGCCTGGCGGACAATCTCAGCCAAAATGATCACGCACCTTTTTATAGAACGTCTTGGACATGCTTTCTTTTACCTTGGGCCAGTTGCTTTGTACGGCCTTTTCGGTAAATCCGACATGCTTGTTCAGGGATGCTTTCCATTCTGGCTTTGGCTGCCCATGCGGGTCTTTCGGATTCTGTACGCCTCTTTCTACCAGGTGGTAGTGCGGGGCGGCGTTCCTTATATCCGCTTCCGGTGCCCGCCCATAGCGGTCTTTCATCTTGATTTTCCAGCTTTTCGCCAGTTTTTTCCTATGATTCGTCCGCCCAATCGGCGTGGCTGCTTTCAGTTCCCGCACCATTTTGCGCGCCCCTTTTTGCAGGGCATCGCTGGCGTCGGCCGGGTATTCCTTGGCAAACTGGTCTAATTTGGCGTTAAATTCGTCAATCGTCATCGGATTCACCTGCTTTCTTGAGGTTGCACATGAGTTCAAGTTTGATATGAGCTTCGTATGGATCCACGACAGAGGTTATCTTGTACGTTTTCTTTCCGTACTGAACCAACATGTTTTCATCAATGCCTGGCCTATAGCGGATGGTTATTTTCGTAATTAATTCGACCTTGTCGCGCATCTGTTCATAGTACGTCTTTCCCCGTGCCGGTTCTATCCTGGCCCATATGGGATGACCGATGGCATCTTTTAGCTCTTGGTGCGTCAAGCCGTACTCGTCTTCGGTCTCTACGTACTGTAAGAGGCGGATGCGACGATTGAGCTGGCCGATTTCGTCCATGTTTATCATGTCGCCGCATCCTCCTTACTCGGGTACGCCTGCGCCAGGGCAATATGCTTGATGATAGCGTTCAGGCTGTTTGGCAGGTCGTTGACGTTGGTCTTGGTCGTAAAGGGCGTACGGTTTTCGTACCACAGCAAAACCAGCTGACAAACGGCCATCCGCATCAAGGCGCTTTCATCGTTGTAGGCTTTCCCCGTCGTCTGTTCGAGGTACGAGACGGCGGCTTCCCCTAACGAAGTAATCAATACGTCGTCCTCGGTGATATCCGCATCAATACGCAGATACTCTTTCAGGTCTTCCAATTCCATCTCGTATCATCTCCCAACGCTTACGCAGTCGCAGACCCGGTCAGTTTGACAAGGGATGCGCTCAGAATCGGCTTACCATCACAAACCATGATAGATTTGCGGACAATGTCGTCGGTATCGTTGTCTTCGTAGACTTTCATGCCGACTTCGAAGTTGGTGTTGAGCGTGTAATCACTGAAGTCATACAGTAAGGCGAATACGTCCGTTGTCTTCAAGGTCGTTGCATAGGCCGGCAAATAGTTGGTGAGCACGACGCGGCGGCCCAGCAAGGTCCGTTCCGGAGTGCCACCGATGCCGTAATTGACGCGGGCAATCGGCTGGCCGTTCGTGTCCACCATGCCGACAAATTCCATGAAGGTCTTTTTGCTCATGACCCAGACAGCGCCGTTTTCATATTCCATCGGAAGAGCGGCTTCGGCTTTGACAAGCGTCTTGTAATCAATTTCTTTGACGGCAATGTTTTCGCCCTTCTCGTCATCGGTGAGGATACCCGTAGGCTGGCCAGTGCCGCTGCCGGTCAGGATAGCCTGTTCGATTGCTTTGGCCATGGCTTCGGAAATAGACGATACCAGACGGTTTTCAAAGGCCGACAGGGCCATGTTATCAACTTCCAGGGATACGCTGACAGCGCAACGGAGTTTGAAATGGCCGAAAGTGATGGATGCTTCGAGTTTTTCTTTCTGCTTATCGCTGCCAGCGCCTTCGGCTACCCAGCTGGCTACCGGTTTGACCGATGCAACAGGGATGTTCATGCCTGTTTTATAGGCCGTGCGGGTTACAAGCGGCAAAATCATGCCATAGGCTTCGATTTTTTCGACGATCTTATTGAGTGTGACCGGCGGTACGACAGCGCCGATGTCTTCGGTCGTCGTATTGGCATCGCTGCGGAACTCGGCCGGGATGGCTTCGTTTCGGGTGATATAATGCATGAATGCCGTGCGATATGCTACGGAGTCATAGAGATTTTCGGCCCGGTGTGCCGGCGTCTGCGGGGCTTCGATAACGGTTGCTGTCGTTTCGCCCGTATTGATGTTATTGGCCATGTCCTGGCGGCGTTCCAATGCCGCTTCTTCTTCGTTCAATGCTCGCAATTCCGTTTCCAGTGCGTCGAGGTCAATATTCTGCTGTGTATCGTCCTGGAGTGTCTGTCTGATTTCGGCTTTTCTCTTGCGGATTTCTGCTAATCTGTTCATGTTTTTCCTCCTATAATGTGAGTAATTCCAGGCGGTGACGGCGTTCCCTTAACTTCGCCTCCCGCTCTTCAAAGTAATTTTTTGCCCTGGCCATGATAGACGTGTCGTCATAAGCCGGGAAATTGACAACGGAGACGTCATACAGATTCCCGATGCCTGTTATGGTACGCAAGTGCGTATTTTCTTCGTTGTCTTCCTCGATGGTTTGACTGGTAATGTCAAAAGCAAAACTCATTTTGTCCAGGTCGCCCCGTTTGATGAGCGTGTAAATATCCCGGCCGACACTCGTATCAGCGATTTCAGCCCGGATTTTCAGCCCCTTGGCGTCGGTTTCCATGGTCAGGGTCTTGCTCTTGGCACTGGCCAGGATTAACGCCGTGTCGCCGTGATTGTAATTAAAAATAGTGTCGTTCATATTCGTTTCCGCGAAGGCATTGGGGTCAATCTGTTCCATATACGTTATGCCCGACCAGCTCGATTTCCATAATACCGTAGGGCTATTGAAGACGGCTGCATAGCCTTCGACAATCATTCTTTCGTCGCCGGCCGCATCGTCATTCTGCAGTGCCGCCCTTACTGTCATGATTCGTTTTACTCGTTCCTGCATCGTCGTCACCTCCTTCCGCATCGTCGCCATTATCATCACTGCTGCTGTCGCCGTTTTTCCCGGTCTGGTACAAACTTTGATCGTCAGCATTGACGTAATTCAAGCTAACTTGTCGCTTGTCGCCGCCTTCTACGCCGGCATAGCCGAACATTTCGCGAACTTCGTTGATCGTGATGCAGCCGATAGGCGTCAGGGCCTGGCAGACCTTGATTTTAGATGCGACACTCATATAACTGAGCCGGTTCGTTTCCATGATGATTTCGTTGCCCCATCCCTGTTCCCGCTCAGTAAAGAGCTTGTCTGTCAGTTCCTGGGACAGCTTCACGGCTACCGGTTCAAGGACCGATTCATAGAAGGCAATGTATTCGTCTTCCTTGTAATTGCCTTTGACGATGTTCGCATTCAGCCCGTAGTGCTCATAGATAGTTTCTTTCGTGTACTGCATCTGGTTGGCGTCGAATGTCGTGACCGTCGTGTTGATTTGCTGGAAATCGGCCTTTTTATCGAGTGACCCGATACCGCTGCCGTTCTTGCCCGAGGCATACGTTTCTACGAAGCGCTGCCATGCTGCCTTTTCGTCTTCTGGCCGCAGTACCTGCGCCCACTTGATGATGCCCCGCAAGGCGCCGAAGTTTTTCACGGCGTTGATGATAGATGCCTTGCAGGCCCTAAGCGTCGTCAGGTCCTCTTTGATGACCCGGCAATTATCGTCGCCGAAAAAGTCGTCCCGGTTATAGTGCCGGCGGACATGCACGATGTCGGTATACGGTACGGTCGTCCGCTTCCCGCCGCCGAAGGTAAACCGGCAAAAGATGTCACTGCCCTTCTGTAGCAGTTCTACCATGGAGAAATCCAACGGCCATAACGCAACAACGCCCCCATTTACGTCGCGCTGGATATAAATGAAGGCGTTGTTGTAGCTGTAATACTGGGCAATGAATTTCTCCAGGAACTCACTGCTTGTCATGAAGTCGTTAGGCTTGGTACTCAGCAGGTAATTGAGCTTGTCTTGTACCGTCTCTACGATTTTTCCGTCGCTCCGGCGGATATGCCGTATCCGCATCTTGCCGAAGTGCCTGGCGATGGTGTCGATGCAGTCCCGGACGGTCGAGTCGTCGTATGCGTTGCCGTCCCACGGCGTGTACACGTTGTTGTAGCTGTTGAGCAGTTTCAGCGTGCCGGCGCCGGCATAACTTTTTTCGGATCCGAAAATTTTCTGGAATATACTGCGTAATTGCATCGTCTCACCTCCTATCGCAGATTGTCGTATTCTTCCCGGTTGCGCTCATAGACGACGTAGGCATCCAGCAGAGACGCCATGCCGTCAATACGCTGCTTGGCATTTTGGAGCTTGCACGGCTGGATGTTGCCGTTGCGGTCTACGTCTACGGACGTGTTGGCCATGCACCACTTGAGTACCGGGTTGTTGTTGTAAATGATGTGCTTGGCATCCAATTCAGCGGCCAGGCTCTTCATCGGCCCGCTCAACGTCTTTTTGCCCTGTATGACCGCTTCCATGACCGGCTCGCCGAAGATCTCTTCCATGTTCTGGACGAAATATTTTGCTGACCAGGCGTCATAGCCGACTTTGTACAGGTAAATGTCATGCTCTTTCTGCATCTCTTCAAACCACTGGACGATAAGCCGGTAATCAATACTGTTCCCTGGGCTGGTACGGACAAAGCCGCGCTTTTTCCAGATGTCATAGGGTACGCGGTCTTCGCGCACCCGCTTTTCCAGCAGGTCTTCCGGTATCCAGTAGCATTGATGGACGTAGAAATTGACGTCGTCTTCCGGCACTTTGAATATGACCGTCGCGCACGTCAAGTCGGTCGTCGCTGACAAGTCGACGCCGCCGATGGCGTACCGCGGATGCAGTGCATCCAGGTCAAAGGTGGCCTCGTTGTTCAACTGCTCGAATGTCAAGAACGCTTCCGTCGCTGTTTCGCGGACGTTGAAGTCTTTACAGAGCAGGTTCTTGACCAGCAGCGGATTATGCTGCGCCTGATAGACCTTATGGGCCAGCTGCTCTTTATCTTTGACGCTTCCCAGGGCCGGGTTTGCTTTTGCCCAGGCGGCCGGGTCCGTCCATTCTTCCCGCTTGTCCAGCTCGTATACCAGGGGCAGGATGGTTTCGTCGTGATAGCCTTCCGGGTCGCCATAGCCTGCCACGATCCGGGCACATTCGTCATACTTCAAGTCGAAAATGTTGTCCCGGACGGTGCCGGCTGTCGTCGTGATGATGCATACCGGTTGTTCACGGGCTGTCATGCCGTCGATAAGGACGTCATAGATGTTCTTGTCCTTGATGGCGTGCAGTTCGTCGATAAGGGCACCATGAACATTCAGGCCGTCCAGTTTGTCACTGTCAGACCCCAGCGGTTCAAAGACGCCGTCGTTAAATCGGCAGCGGATACTGCCTACCAGACATTTGAGATGTTTGTTGAGAGCCGGCGATTTCTTAATCATCCGGCGCACTTCGGTCCATATGATCTTTGCCTGGTCCCTTTTTGTGGCAGCGGAATAGATTTCCGGGCCCGCTTCGCCGTCGGCGACCAGCAGGTATAGAGCCATGCCGGCGGCCCATGTCGATTTCCCGTTTTTACGGGCCACGATAAGGACCATCTGCCGATATTCCCGCAAGCCCGTCCGTTTATCGACGAAGCCGAAGAGAGCCGCCGTCGCCGCCTTCTGCCACAGCTCCAGGACTAATGGCTTTCCGCCCCATTTGCCTTTGCTGTGTTTGCAAAAGGTCTGGATGAAATCAATGGCAAAGTTGGCTTTGTCGTCGTCATATACATACGCGCTGTCCGGGTCGTGCATCTTGGCCACCAGGTGCTTATAAGTCCGTCGAATCTTTTCCGATGTGACGACCTTGCCGCTTTCGATGGCGCCGTAATAGCTTTCGATGTAGTTCATTTACGCGTCCGCGATTTCAAAAAGGCAAGCATTTCGTCTTCTGCGCCTTTCTGTTCGCTTTCTGGCAAGCAGCCGAGCAGGGTCCGGATGACGGCATTGTAGTTCTTGACCATGGTGCTGTAGGCCCTGGACTCGGTCGATTCTTTTTTCCCAGTCTGGTTTTCTCCGTTCTGGTAGGTCTCTACAAAGCCCGCATCATCGAGCTGACGTGCCAGGTCAACGATGTACAATTCCATCTTGGCCGCCTGGATCAGTGACGGTTCGATGACCTTCATTTTGTCCGAATCGACGGCGGAAAAAATCTCTTTCAATTCCTTAATTCGCCGATTCAGTATCGTTTTGGGTTGAAGTTTGGCCATGTCATCCCTCCTCTCCTCTTTTTGCTAAATCTTCTTACGCGTATATATGGACTACACCCCCCTCGGGCGCGGGGTTTGTATTAAAGAAAAGCCCGCCCCCGGCGTCATCCAGCTTTAAGTGGCGGCTTAAAGGTGGGGGGTGTCAAAGCTTCATCACTTAAAATATAAAAGGTTGCCGTCGGCATCGAACTGACATCGTCGTCCTGAGTGGTGCTTGCTGTGCAGCTGGTTGTGACACTCAATGCATAAGAACTGCAGGTTGTCCCACCCGTAGGCGATGCGTGGATCGTTGATGTTGTCCGGCGTCAACGGTATCTTGTGATGTACAATCCACCGCTGCCGTTTTCCGTCATGCCGGACAAACTTGTTGTGGCATCGCTCACAGATATAGAGCTTCGACGCTGCGTATGCCTTGGCACACGTGCGCCATCGTTGTGAGTTGTAAAAAGCCTTGGCAAAGTCACGGGCCATGACGTCGACTTCCTTTCTCTTTTCGTGTTTCAGGCATCCCCTGTTTTTCCGAGGCACCCCTATTTTTTCCAGGCACCCCCGTTTTCTCTGGCCCCCTCCTTTTCCGGTATAGTAAAAGAGCGCCCTTTGCAGGACGCTCTTTCCTTGTGTGCTTTACCTTTGAGGCATGAGAAGGTGGAATCACCAGAGTTGTCAAGTGTGTGGGATGTGGGACCGCCGCTTCCTATCTGGGCCCCATCATCCCCTCTTTGACTGATTACAGTATATCACGTCAAGGTGTATTATTTTGTAACATGTTGATAAGTGACAAGAAATTCGTGATATTTTTTGTCGAAGTGATTGAGTGCGACAGATTTCAAGTATCCTCTAACGTACACATCGGCATAGTTCATTTGCCGGGCCAGCTCTCCCCATGTCATGCCCTGGACATAGTAGCCGTTTAGCAGCGCCCGGTCTTTGCCGTCATCCAGGCCGTCAATCTGGTTAATGAGCCGCATCATGAAATTGCGCATATCCCTGACCCGGTCTTCCTGCTTGTCCAGCTCGGTTTTGAATTTTTTCAGGCTTTTCGGGTCCCAGTAGTTCCCCTGGCTGGACCGGCCCAGGCTTCCCGCCATGACCGACGTTATCCGGTCCGATGGCCCGCCGAATATTTCCCGCCCCATTGTCCGGATCAGACGCTCTTTCTGTTCCACTTCCGCCCGCATCACTGCATACTGCTTCAAATACTCTTCTGCTGTCACATCACTTCACCCTTTCTATGCTGATTTTTCTTGTTTATCTGGTTTGCTCGCGTCTTCAAATTTCAGTTCCATTTGTGCCCGGTCGCCGTCAATATATTTGTTGGCTTCATCGTCCAGTACGTCTAAGCGCTCCTGGATTTCTTCGGGCATGACGATGATGCCGTCTTCGTCTATGGCGTTCTCATTGTACATCTCATACGGTTTATGCGGCGTGTTGAAATTTGCCGGTGACGCCGAGTATTGCAACGTCCGCTGTCCCGAGATGACGGCCCCTTTGATGCCGTCGTCGCTGTAGCTGAATGATACACCTTTGACAAGAATATCGTCCAGCCATGTCTTGGGATATTCCAGCAAGGTCAATACATCCTGGCGCAAATCTACCAGGGCGTTATAAAATTCTGGCCGTGCCAGGTCCGAACATTTCATGTGATATTCGTCCCACGTTGATAGCCCTTCGGGCCTAACTTCCCAGTCAATGGATATTTTCCCCTGCTTATCGACTTTAATCTTTCGTACCCTTCTGTTCTGCTTCACCGTCTTCATTCCCTTCCTCGTAAATTTCTACCTCGACCCGTGGATTATGCTTGTCTACAAAAAAGCGGTCCTCAAAGCCGGCCACCTCGGCCCAGCCATCATTTTTCAGGATCTTCATTTCTTGCAGGGCATCCAGGATAAATTTCTTTGCAAAGGCAATGTTGTCTTTGTCCCGACGCTGATTCTTTTCATACCACGAGAAAATAAACCGCCCCCGCTTGATGTGACGGCCGTTGTATTTAATCATGCCGGTCTTGCAGATTTCGTGAGCCGCCCGGCTCATCCGGCTTCCCGTGTGTGGATTGGCCCGGTTTGCCTTGACGTACTCGTTGAGTCCCGGAAGCGGCCCGGGAATCACTATTTTGAGTGTATTCATGCACTCCCTTCTTTCCTCCTCATTTTGACAGTCACATGCCAACCCGTCATGTCATTATAGGTTGACATGGCTTCGATAAATTCATACTTGGGATACATAGCTTCCCAGATTTCCCGGCAGTCTGTCAGCCCTGCCAGTTCGTTCAGTTTCTTGTGACTAAAGGCCCAGTCGTTTTTCTTGACAACCGGGTTCTTTAAATTCCGCGAACAGATGTAGGTATTTTCGTACTTTTCTTTGTCGCGGGCTTCTTTCAGGATGTACTTGCACAACTTTTGCATCAATTCCTGGTCGTGGATGCGCAGACGGCTGGCGTTGCTCAATCCTTTGCCCCAAATATTTTCCAGTTCGTCCCGGTCCAGGCCGCCGCTGATAATCATGTGGAAGTGATAATTTTCGCCCTTGCGTTCGATGGTCCCCATGTATTGCACGGGTTTCAGGCCGAGTCTTTTCCGGCGGCGGTTTATCCGGCGTATGAAATTGTGGAAGTCCCGTTTAGCAGCCTTCGTATCTTCTGGCCGATGCATCAGATCATAGGTCAGCGTAAGGTAAATGTCGTTAGCTGTGAAATTCGTATGCACTTTCTGCAAAAATGTCCGGGCCGCCCGGTTCCGATTCCGGCGTACCTGGTCAGCAGATGACAGATTGATTTTCTTGCCCCGCATCTTCCGACCTCGTTCCCGCATGTCGGCCATCTCGAACAGATCCATTTCTACGTATTCTTTTCCACAGAAATATTTCACATTGCGTACGAATCCCACATCTGTCACCTCTTTTCATTGATTTTTATAAAAACGGTACTAAATATAACGCCTACTACTAGCCCCTAAGAGGCCCAGCCTCTTATTTTTATATAATACATATATAAGGCGAAAAGAGACCTTGCCTATTTGGCTGTCTCTTCGTCGTCTTTTTTGTATGTGCAGTGCCAGCATCCTGAATATGTTTCAAAGTGCGGACATGCCAGGCAATGGATCTGGCAGATGTCGCCTTCTTCTTTCGGGCAATATACGCAGTTCATAATAGGCATCCCGCAAATTTGGCAATATATATACGCTGGCGTCTTTTCTGTACTATCCCGTGTCACCATAAGAAGATCATGTAAATACATGCCCCGATCAGAATCCAAGTCGTAAAGGATATGGCGATCAAGGCCATCAATGTTTTACGTATGCTATGCATGATATCCCCCGATTTCTTCAAGCAAATTCCAGACGTATTGCCGCCGTACCGGCTGGTAATACATTTTCGACGTCAATTCACAGGTTCTTTCCAGCTGCTCTTCCAGCTGCTGGCGATTAGTCACAATCGGTATGTTTTTCCGTCGTGCTTCTTCCACTTCGGCCCGGCATCCGGTGCTTTCCCGCCAGCCTGGTGCTACATAGACAATATCGCATCGCCGCATCAATTCGATGGCATAAGCCAGGCCGTCCACATAATCGACTTTATTATAGCCTCCGGTCCGTATCGCATGGATGGGCGACACGAAGACGACGTCGTCATAATCTAATTGCAGTTTGGTCGTCTCTTCATCGGCGTTAATTTCATTTCCTCTTTTGCCGCCCCACGGGTGGCTCACATAAATCATTAACATTTTCTCCCACTCCTTTTAGTACCAACTGATTAAGATCTTATTTTGATTCCGGGCCACTTTGTACCCTTCCGCTTCCATTGTCGTGCAAATAGCCGCGTCGACATGATTGTCGCCGGTCCGCGGGATAATCGTGTATTGCCGCCCTGCTTCACAGGCCCGGTCAATGTCCCGCCGTATCCGGCTCATACTAATATCCACTGGTTTCTCTCCCTTCTTGTATGCTTCGTAATCTGGCAGACTGCTTATCCTTTTCAGTACTTTTTCAACGTCTTGCGGCTCTAAACACTGCCCGAATCCGTTCATAATTTCATCATTGAGTCGTTGATCATTATCTAACAGCCAGTAGCCTTCCTTCTTTTTCGTCAGAAAAACAATGTATAGCCACTGTTCTCGGCCTATACCGTCAAGCTCACTTCTTGCCCAAAATGTCCTCATAACACAGGCGCCGTGCCCATTAAAAAAACGGAAGTCATATATTTCCCGCTTATCCTCTGTCAGTCTGATATATTCCGGATCAAAATCTCCGAAGTCCTCCACCATGCTTCCATCACCTCATATTCTGCTAATTTCTTCCAAATTGATTCCGCTTCAACGCCCGCGTCCGTGGCTGTTTCTTTGCCTTGGTTTTGTCTCCATGGCAGGTGATGCCTCTGGGCTTGCACTCCCGGTCGTCAGCACAGACAGGCGCTAAATTGCCGGACGGGGTGACAACGTAGTGTATCCGTCCGGTCAATTTTTTATGGCAATAATAACAACGCTTCATTCATGCCACCTATTTCCGTTTTGCGTGTTCCAGCCGCTTGCGGATCTTTTCGACAGTCTTAGCCTGATAGGCCATTATGTCACTGTATTTTTCCCAGTTCCGCTTCGGCTTCTTGGGCCGTGGGTCCGGCTCGATGTAAGAGATGCGCACCGGTCCCGGCTTGTACCAGTTTTCCATCTGTCCACCTCATTTATTCTTTGGATCATATGGGTCTCCCTTGCCATCTAAGGCCGTAAGCGGGATGCCGTGGTGTTTCATTTTCTTTATGGCCCTCCGCCTGTTGTTCCGCTTCATCCTGAGATGCTCATGATGTACTGTTTCAAAGATTATCGGCCACATCCCTTTCATGTCCTCTGCGTATTGTTTGGCCTGCCATGTTGTCAGGAAATAGTTGCGCACAGACATGTTGATTTTATCCAACAAATCGTAGCGCGTCGTTTTTTCTATTGCCACTCCTAATGAATCTGCATAATAGTATTTTTCGCCAGCCCTGGAAACTTTCGGCACTTGTCCTACGCCATTGGGCCGTGTCTGATCGGCTACCATACGATTACACTGCCATTCGATGGGACAGCGCATGCAATCTTCCTGCTGCTCACAGCCTTTAATAATTGTGTTCAACGCGTTTTTCATTTCTTCATCGGTGATTCCCATGCTATCTCTCCTATCTCTTCGGCGTCGAAGCTATCGGCGCCCAATACTGTACTTCTTTCATCGGGATGAGACGGGTTTCCCCGTCTACGAGCCAATGATCCTGGCAAAACACCCCGACGGCTTTAAATTCCCACTCCGTGCCGGCGTGCATCGCTATCAGCACCCGCTGCTTCGGAATCGGAAGCTGTTTATTTGCATCTACCCATCGCATTTCTCGTCACCTTCCTGTATTCATTTTCAATGCATCTTCTAATGACTTCTTCCGAATGTCTCTTCCACCACTTATAGGCTCCGATGCGCATGTACTTCATTTGCCGTTCCGGCGTCAATCTATCGACGCCCTTTCTCGGCCTGGCACGCCGAATAATAAGGTTCGGAAACGCAGGCGTGGGAATCGTCATGATACCGGCATCCGGATTCTTATCGGCCAGTACATTTAAAATATCAGTCTTTCGGCTTTCCCATAGCTCGTGGCTGAACGCATAGTAGAAATACTTGACATCCCGGTCGTCATGATAGTGTTTTTTCTCAAAATCATGAACAAAATCTTGATAGTCAATCTTTATTTCCACTTCGGTCAAATATCCGCTTTTCGGCCGAAAATAAATCAAATCGGCTTCATACCAATTCCAGCTGCCAATCGGTACGCTGACGTTCGGGATGGAGACTACACTGAGGCCAAGCTGGTCTGCAATCAAGATCTGCGCTTCTCGTTCGGTCATTGCTCTGCATCAGCCACCTTCATGAAACGCCATTTCCAGGTCGATTCCGGATATTTTTCGAAAAGCTTCAACCAGGCATTATCTGTTTTGCTAATTGTCTCAGTCACTAATTAACACCTCCTTCACTGTGCCACGTCTGTCACCACGGGAGTTAATAGAGCGTTTTGCATCTACTGTTTCAATTTTGAAACTCTTGTATAGCTCTCGAATCTCTTCGCGGTCACTATTTGATTGCAAGAAATGTATGCCCTGCTCACGCAATTTGACACATTCATCTCGTAAGCGTACTTGCTCATCGTATTCGAAACCGCCTTGCGTATAGCCAGTAAATGCAGAGGTTGCAGTAATAGGCATATATGGCGGGTCTAAATACACAAATGCCCCTTTAGGTAGGTCTATTAAGCAATCCGCAAAATCACCCTCGCGCATTTCGATATTTGCATTGCAAAAATATCCATGCAGTGCACGAATGCCAACTTCGTTGACAATATTAGGATGTTTATATCGACCATATGGAACATTAAGCTGTCCAGCAGAATTCACACGAAAAAGCCCGTTGTAACAAGTCTTGTTTAGGTAAATAATGCGTGCAGCACGCTTGACATCTGACAAATTTTCAAACTCGGGCGTTCTATCTATACCTCGAACAAAGTAGAACCATTCGCTACCAGATTCGTCATTTTTCTTTTCGTGATTCTTGAGTTCTGCTATTAAAGCATCTGGGTTGTCTCTGACTACCCTATATACATTAATCAGCTCTTTGTTATAATCGTTGATTCGTACATATTGAGGCTGCCTGTCAAATAAGACCGCTCCTCCTCCAACAAACGGCTCGACATAATAGGAAATTCTTTTTGGTAGTCTTTTCTCTATTTCTTCCAAAAGTTGTCGTTTTCCGCCTACCCACTTTAGAATAGGTCGTACAAGTTTATTTTTTTTCAAAATACGCACCTCCTATCTTTGCTCGACGTTTGCTTGTAATGGCCCATGTCATTCATCCCCTTGATCTCGTAATTTTTCCAGCAACTTCGTGGATTTTTCAATTCGTTGCATGATAGCGTCTACATTAGCTTGCGCCTGTTTATGCTTCTTGAAGCAGTTACCAACTGCGATGTTCAAGGCGTCTTTGTTGGTATTGTGGTTAATAGTGCTGTATACGAGATTCTCGTCATCAACGTAATAATAAGTTTCGCCTTCTGCCGGAACGAACGGCGCATGCATCGCCTGGGCCGCTCTTTCGATGGCCAGTTTGATGCCTATTTCCGGATTGAAAGCGTCGTCCGGGTGGCATTTCGCCACGCCAATGTAGTTCGTCATGTTATCATCGACGAACGTGACCTTGATTTTCCCGTTTTCGGACCATTTTATCGAGCTGGCCGGGTTCATCGGGAGCCCGTATTTTTCCGCCTCCCGCAAAAAGATTTCATTGATGTACTTCCGAAAACCTGCGCTGTTTTTCAACGTAATGTCGAACTTCGGGGGCTTTTTAGCTGGCTTCTGCCAGTCTTCAAATGTTCCCACGTCGTTAATTTTATCCATATTTCCGAATACTTGGCGTGACATACTACACGCATCTTTTACAGCACATTTGTTGCACGTTTTAAGGCTTGTATTGCAATATTTTTTCAAGGTATTTACGGCCATCTTGGCCACCTTATCATTAATCATTTCATTCTCCTCCTTGATTCCGCTTCAATGCCCGCGTCCGTGGCGATCGTCGAAGCCGGGGCTTATGTCCGTAGCATGGGATGCCTTTCGGTTTACATTTAGAGCCATAAAAATCAATGCTGTTACCGCTTCCGCCGATGCATCCCCGGCAATCAGTGCCCGTTCTTTTTCCTTGCGCTTCTGAGTAAACATACTAATCATCGCTCATTCACCAGCCCTCTTATTCATGCTTATTTTCCGGGCCATGTACTGCCCGTATGATAATCCCATCGCGCGGGCTTCTTCGATGCATTGCCCCATACTGCTCAATTCTTTTGTTTCCGGGGTATAGGTTTTCGGTTTCGGCGGGCGATGACCTTTACGGAACTGCTTTTTGATTTCTTTGGCAAATTCCTCGTCTTTGGCCTTTTCTTCTTTTTCTCTGGCTTTTTCCTGCATCCGCTTGAGCTTCATGATTTTCCGCTTCTTCCGTTGCTAGCGGTTGCATACGACGTTGACCATTTCCCGCCGGCATGTCGGGCTGCACGTATATTTCCGTGTTCGTGGATTGTCTATCTGCTTGCCACAGACGATACAGAAATCGGGGGCCGGCTTTTCGCCGCGGTTAAATTCCGCTTCATATTTATCATGCTCTTGCAATATCCGTTCTCGACAAGCTGAGCACGTTTTCTTTTTTCTCCCTCGTAAGTCCAAGGTAAAGACATGCCCGCAAATCATACATTTTCTTTCCAGCTCTTCCATTCTTCCACTCCTTAAAACCACGTTTTATGAATCAGATCATAGTGCCACCACATGCCATTTTGATAGCGTACGCAATAGTAGCCGTTAGCTATAAAAATGGCTTCCGGGTTTCCGTTGCTCCATGTCCCGTTTGCCAGTTGTTTATAGACGACGTCGGTCAACAAATCTTTCACGCCGTCCGGCACCAGCTTCCAGCCTTCTTTTCGCCTGAGCATGTTCCTCAGTGCATCCTTACTGATTGTCTTCATCCCAATCCCTCCTATCGGATAATAATACGTTGCCCTGGTTGCAGGTTGTCGTCTTCCTGCAAGCCGTTGTTGATTTGAATTTCGTAGATAGTTTCGCGGATGTCTTCTCCGCGTGCATCGGCGACACTGCGGGCAATGTCCCACAATGTTTCACCGTCTTCTACGACATGTACGTCCACATCATCGGCGGCCACTGTCGGCCCCTGGCCGATATTCCCGATACCCGTGCCGGCATAGACGCCGATGCCAAAGGCAAGCAAAATCGTTACGGCCAGGCGGGCCACTTTCCCTTTTTTCGACGGCTGCTTTGCGGCCAGTTGATGGTCATATATTTTCATCGTTTTCATGTTTTTCCCTCCTATGCCAATTCAATCCCTGGGAAGATGTCGTCATATACTTCTGTTTTGCGGATCATCCCCGTCCGGTTCACGGCCCGGGCGCGAAGCCAGGCAATCATGCTCGTACGCTCAAAGACGTACGTATGCCCTTCCCGGCAACATGGCGCCCCTTCATAGATCCATTGGTCGACGACTTCTTTACTGCGCCCGGTGACTTCCGCCAATTCCTTGCGGTTCCAAGTCAGTTGGTCGCTCAATTTCATCGGTTCCAGCTTCTTTTCCATACTATCGCCCCTTTTTACTTCCCCATCATGAATATTGCAATATGCAAAACGAGGATTAAGACGTTAATCGCGGTGATTCGCTCCGCTTTTTTATTGATTCGCTCCGCTTTTTCATTGATTTGCTTTATTTCGGCCCATGGCCCGTCATTTATTTGATTTCCCATGTGGTTGCCTCTCTCTATTGCGGCTTTCTTTGCTTCGTGCTACAATATCTGTAGACTTATCTTTTTTGTTCATTTCCCGCATAAGAGCCGTTCGGTTGCCGCCGAGCGGTTCTTTTTTTGTGTCCGTTTCGGACAGGTCAGATAGAGCGTCAATCCCTTGCCGGCTAAATCAAAGATTTTCTCTACAATGGGACTCAGGTCCCTTTCTTCGGCCATGGTGATTTTGTCATCACAGCAGATACGTTCAAGCCGGATGCAGTCGCTGTTCGCATCTGCCAGGGCTACATGATACTGCATGGCCCCGGCCGCGATGCCGGGAATTTTTCCGATTTTCGGCAGAATCATCCTGCCGACTGCCGATTCTTTCGACAAATATGCATAGCCGAGGCACGGATTTTCAAAGACCTGCATCATGCTGGCAACCATGTCGTCACCTGGCAGGATTTCCCCGCCTTCGTATTTGGCATATGTTCGCACGGAAACATTTAATGCTTCCGCTGCCTGCTCCTGCGTCATTCCCGCATCTTTGCGGGCTTTTTTTATTTCAATTCCGAACCGTTTTGTCATGGTGTAACGCCTCCTTTCGGCTACAATATAAGTAGCCCTACAAAATCCAGTCACCAGCCTGGCGAAAGATGTCATACATCATGGCCGCTGCGTTATCGCAGGCAATATTGACATACCGTTTAGATTCAGACAGCAGATCTATAATTTCCACGGTTTCATCGTTCATCAATCGCAAGTAAAAATGCTTGTCCGCTTCTCTTAGCGCTTCTTCAAACGCTCTTAGCGTCCGTAATTTCTGTTGGAAATCGGCTTTTACGAGTTCATGTTCATTCTTTTCCAACTTCATCGTTATTTTTATGTCTTCCATTTTTTTACCCTTTCTCTAATTCAAATGTTTCCTTAGCTCTCTTTTTGACGCTTTCAACGTCCAAGCCTGGAATCAAGTGCCTGCAAATTACTTCCGCTTCTTCGGCGGCAAATTCCGAGACTTGGGCCATGATCCGGGCCTGCTTGCTCTTGTCGTTCTTCATGTTCGCCTGTGTGCGCAGACGCCTTAAATAGTTGAAATACAAGTTATTTTCTAAAAATTCCTTTTCCTTTTTATTCACAATCTCTTCCATCCTTTCTTAGCTGCCAGTTCATCGCAACGTCGTTTTGCTTCATCCCAGGTTATGCATACCGGAACGGCCTTCACCCGATGCCAGCCGCCGCCCGGCTTCTTCTGATAGCAAATAGCGTATGATTCGCTACCGATGAGCGGTATAGCCGCGTAACACCATCCCCGTTTATCTACATATTCTCTATATTCTTCCATGTTTTCATCTCCTTATCTTCTGCCGATGAGCAGCAGAAATTCAAAAAACGTCATGTGTTCTTTGAGCATCCCGTTGTAGTAAATCCAGTACTCGATGCCCAGGCCCGCAAGTGCTACCACCACAACGACCATAATTTCCATGATTTTTAGCTTCATCTTTGTATCCTCTGCCTATCTCATTCCTGTTTGGTAATGGCTTCGGCCCAGCGTTGCTGGAACCGGGTCTTTAAAATTTCTTTTTCCTTGCTTGTCATGTTTTCATCTCTTCTTTTTATTAAGGTCACTTAGAGTGTACTCACGGGGTAAAAAAAATTTCTTCGACAGAGCGATGAAAATAATTTGCTAACGATACTTTCACTTCGTCTCTTGGAATGCGTTTCCCAGCTTCATACATCGCAATAGCTGACACGGAAGTGCCGTTTGCCTCTGCAACTTCCTGTTGTGTCTTTCTAGCTTGATTGCGTAATGCAGTAAGGCGTTGGCCAATTTTTTCTTTGCTTACCATATTGTACACCTCCTTTGTTCACTTAAAGTGTACCACGTTTTGTCAAACTTGTAAACACTTAATGTGAACTTTTCATTGTATCTTTTCACATAGCGTGATAATATGTAAAAAAGGGAGTGTGATAGTCGTGGATTTTTCACAACGATTGCGAGAACTGCGCAAAGAGCGGGGCTTAACTCAAGAAGAACTTGCAAAAAAGCTGGAATTAGCCAAAAGTTCTATTAGCATGTATGAAAATGGAAAACGAAAACCAAGTTTTGAAGTATTAGAAATGTTTGCAGATTTTTTTAATGTAAATCTTGATACACTCTATGGTACATCGCCCGTCAATAATAGCTATTTCAAATGTACTCCTGAAGAGGAAATGATGATTAAAAAATTTCGCTGCTTACCCCCTACTGGAAAGCAATCCGTACTAGCTATTTTAGATATTCAATATGATGCCATCGCTCCAAAGGTTAAGAGCGACGAGGCAATTTGATTATTGTGGACTTTAAAAATAAATGAGGTGGTAATATGTTTAGTATATCCATGAATAAAGATGCAATAACGCTTTCAATGACTTCATCTCATGAAGATGGGAAAAAGTATACGCGCCATAAGGGTTCTTCTCTTTTGTCGTTGCCAGACAATTATATCGTATTGGATTTAGAAACTACTGGATACAATCCTCGGTTCGATGAAATTATCGAAGTGGCCTGTATTCGTTATGCCGGCTCTGAAAAAATAGATACTTTCCACTCATATGTACAGCCTACGCCTTATGAGGATGACGAAGATGATTCCATTCATTATGTAGATGACTTCATTACTGAATTAACTGGAATCTCTGATGACATGCTGGCTAATGCTCCTAAGTTTAAGGATATCGCAAAGGATTTGTACGACTACTTAGGCGATTCTGTTATTGTTGGCCACAATGTTAATTTCGATATTAATTTCCTGTATGATAATTTCCTAGGATGTTTAGGTTGTGAATTCAAGAACGATTTTCTGGACACCATGCGTTTATCCCGCATTGCCTTACCTGATCTGCCGCATCACCGTTTAAAGGATTTAAAAAAATACTTCTCCATTGACGGAATCCAGCACAGGGCCCTAAACGATTGTCAAATCACTCATGCGGTTCTTTTCAAGCTCTTGGACTATATTCAAGAGAATAACATTGATTTAGAGCGTCATCATCATTACCAGCACTTTACAACTTTTACGCCGCCTCAGAAGTTGACGAAGCTAGTTTACACAAGGCCTGAACTAAGTCCGTTGGATTTTTTGCGGT